AAAAAAATATGAATGTTAATGATTTGATACAAAATTTAAATGATGGCGATAACGTAAAGGCTAATAAACAGTTTAATACTATTATGGCCGACAAAATGACCGCCGCACTTGATGCTAAGAAAATAGAGATAGCGTCAGGTATGGTTCAGCGAAAAGAAGCTGATACAGAAGAAGAACAACCAGAAGGATAATACCTTCTTTAACTAGGTATTTAAATGAAATTAATAACAGAATACGTAGAAAATAATTTAGAAGTTATTGCAGAACAGAAAAAGAATGGAGATAAAAATTACTTCATTGAAGGCGTGTTTATGCAATCTAACAAAAAGAACAGAAATGGTCGGGTATACGAGAAAGCAACTCTTGAAAATGCTGTAGAAAAATACGTGACCGAACAAGTTAAACAAGGAAGAGCAGTTGGAGAGTTAAATCATCCAGAAGGACCAACTGTAAACCTTGATAAAGTTTCACATAAAATCGAATCATTGCATTGGCAAGGAAGCGATGTTATAGGAAAGGCATCAATACTTAAAACCCCTATGGGAAAAATAGTCGAAGGACTACTCGAAGGTGGAGTTAAGCTTGGTGTTTCAAGTCGTGGTATGGGAAGTCTTGTATCGAAGAATGGCGCTCAATATGTGGGTGATGACTTTATGTTATCAACTATAGATATTGTTCAAGACCCAAGTGCTCCAAGTGCATTTGTAAATGGAGTTATGGAAGGTGTTGAATGGGTATGGGATAATGGGCTAATTCGTCAGCAAGATATTGAAGTAATTGAGACTGAAATTAAAAGTGCTCCTCGCAAAGATATGCAGGATGCTGAAATAAGAGCTTTTAAAAATTTCCTCTCTAAAATAAACTCAAAAATATAGGGAGACTATTATGTCAGACGACATTCACAATAATGACATTGTAGATTCTGTTGAAGAAGAGCAAGAGCTCGTTGAAAATGAAGAAGTTTTAGACGAGGAAACTCTTGAAGAAATGTCCAAAGTACACAGCCAGAAAAAGAAAAAAGTTCATTCTGGTAAAAAGTACGGAGAACAAAAAGCTGAAGACGAAGAAGAAGAAATGAACGAAACTGAAGAAGAAGACGACGAGGAAGTTAAAGAATATAACGAACAAGAAGTCAAACAAGTTGAAGTTCCTAAAACTAAAGCTGCAGTCATTCAGGCAACAGTTGACATGATGAAAAAAGTCAAAAGCGCAGAAGCCAAAAAACTTTATGCTCAGATGATGAAAGTCGATGGTGTCACACCTGAAGTCAAAACCGAAAAAGATGCTGAAAATGCTGTTAAAAAGCAAATGCCAGTACCTGCTGCTAAGGCAAAAGTCGAAGCAATCGATTTTGATGAAGATTTAGATGCTATCATCAATGAAGAGGCAACTCTTTCAGACGGATTCAGAGGTAAAGCATCTGCAATTTTTGAAGCTGTACTTACAAGTAAGTTAAGCGAAGAAATTGAAAGATTAGAAGCTGAATACGCTCAAAACTTAGAAGAAGAAGTATCAGAAGTTCATACTTCACTAGTAGAAAAGGTAGATTCATATCTTAACTATGTAGTAGAAGGCTGGATGAAAGAAAATGAACTAGCAGTACAACAAGGTCTTAGGACTGAAATTGCTGAAGAGTTTATGACTTCACTTCAATCAGTGTTTAAAGAGCACTACATAGAAGTACCAGAAGGTAAAGATGACTTAGTTGATGAACTCAACGAACAAGTTGTTGAACTTGAAGATACTTTAAATAAAACCACAGATGAAAATATCAGATTACATGAAGCTGTTCAATCACATGAAAAAGCACAAGTAGTCAGAGAACAATCATCAGGGCTTGCAGAAACCGAAGCTGAAAAATTAGCATCATTAGTAGAAGATATCGAATTCGATAACATTGAAAACTTTGAAGTCAAAGTTAAAACAGTTAAAGAGTCATACTTCCAAAATGATTCTACAGAAACAGTGGACGAAGTAGACAGCTTATTAGGAGCAGGAGAAGTCGATGCAGACACTTCAGATTCTATGAGCCAATACACACAAGCTATAACTAATTTCACTAAATAAGGGAAAATAAAAATGTTTAACGCAGATAAAAACTTAATGGAAAAGTGGGGTCCTGTACTCGATCATGAGTCAGTTTCACCTATCCAGGATAACTACAAGAAAGCTGTCACAGCTAGATTGTTAGAAAACCAAGAGGTTGCCCTTCAAGAAGAAAGAAATCAAGTACAAGGTAATTTTATATCAGAGGCTGCAGCAGCTAACAACATTGGCGGCGGCAACATCGGTACATTTGACCCAGTATTAATTTCTTTAGTTCGAAGAGCTATGCCTAACCTTATTGCATATGATATCGCTGGCGTACAGCCAATGAGTGGTCCAACAGGACTTATCTTTGCAATGAAATCAAGATACTCAACACAAGGCGGAACAGAAGCTTTAGGTTTAGATGAAGCAGATACTGACTTCTCAGGAACAGGTACACATCAGGCAGACCCAACAGGTCTAAGTGGCGTTACCGATGCTGATACAGACGGTACAATTGCTGACGAAGCTGATACAGTTTCAACATTCGGTTCTGGTCTTGGTACTGCAGCGGCAGAAAGACTTGGCGTTGGAGAATCCGGAGACGGTTCTTTCGGCGAAATGGCGTTCTCAATTGAGAAATCAACTGTGACTGCTAAGTCAAGAGCTTTAAAAGCTGAGTACACAATGGAATTAGCACAAGACCTTAAAGCAATCCATGGATTGGATGCTGAAGGCGAATTGGCTAATATCCTATCAGCTGAAATCTTAGCTGAAATCAACAGGGAAGTTGTAAGAACAATTTTAACAAAAGCTAAAATTGGTGCTTTACAAACTTCAACTGCTGTAAGTGGTATTTTTGATGTTAACACAGACTCAGACGGAAGATGGATGGTAGAAAGATTTAAAGGTCTTATCATGCAGATTGAGAGAGAATGTAATGTTATCGCTAAAGAAACAAGAAGAGGAAAAGGTAATTTCATTATCTGTTCTTCAGACGTAGCTTCAGCTTTAGCAGCTGCTGGAATGTTAGATTACACACCAGCTCTAAGCGCTAACTTAAACGTTGATGACACAGGTAATACTTTTGCTGGTGTTCTTAATGGAAGAGTTAAAGTTTACATCGATCCTTATGCAACAACTGACTTCGTTTGTGTTGGATACAGAGGAACTAACCCGTATGACGCTGGTATGTTCTATTGTCCTTACGTACCTTTAACAATGGTTAAAGCAGTGGGTGAGAACGATTTCCAACCAAGAATGGGATTCAAAACAAGATACGGTATGGTCGCAAACCCATTCGTAGCTGCTGATGGCGTGGGTACTAACCGTGCTAACCAGTACTTTAGAATCTTCAGAGTTGACGACATCATGGTGTAAGCCAGAGTTAATCACACTCAATTTAAGGGGGCTTTTTTTAAAGCCCTCTTTTTTTGTGTATATATAATATAGTACATAATAAAAACACATACACACAGGAGGAATAAATTATGTCAAACGCAAATAAAAGCGGTTATGAAATAAGAGCCGATTTACTCTCATTAGCTGAAGGAATCTTAACTGGTAATATCCATAGAGATAACGACGCTGTTCACGTGCACAACGATAACTTTCCAAACGACAAGAGAATACTGGGTGACCAGTTTGTTTCTGTTGAAGAAGTTATTTCTACTGCAAGAGTTTTAAATGACTTTGTAAACGAAAAATAAAATCTTATAAATAGATATATGGCAACATTAACTACAAACAAAAATTTTCTAAGTCCGGTAGGATTTCAATTTAAAGTTGATAGTACTAGATACCCGAACCTAGAATATTTCGCAGTGGCGTGTGCATTACCTGGTCTCAGCATGGCACCCACTGTGACGCCATATAAAGGAGCTAATTTACAATTTACAAGTGATAGGCTAAATTTTCAACCTTTAGATTTACGTATGAATATAACAGAAAATTTAGATAATTATATTGAGACATTTAATTGGATGCATGATTTAATTCAAACAGAAAATCCTGAAGATTTAAAAGCTGATGCAACTTTACTTATACTATCATCTCATAATAATGTAGTTAAAGAAGTTGAGTTCAATGGTATATTTCCTTATTCAATGTCACCTATAGAGTTTGATGCTCAAGCTGAATCTATAGATTACGTTCAAATGGATGTAAGTTTTTCTTATACGTATTTTCAATTTAAATAAAATAACAGTTTACTTTTTACCCAAAGTATGTTATAATATATAATAGTATGAACAATTTGCAACAAATATTAGAAATGTGGAAAACCGATTCGGTTATAGATGAAATGAATCTAGATGAAACATCAAGAGATTCCGCAAAACTCCATGGTAAATACCTAGAAATACTTTCAATAAACCGCATGAAACTTAAAAAAGCTGAACTAGAATTTAAGATATTACTTAAAGACAAATGGATGCATTATAACGGCAAGATGAGTAAAGAAGAAATAGATGAAAAAGGCTGGGATTACGACCCGCTTAATGGATTAACAGTTTTAAAAGGTGATATGGATTATTACTATGACTCAGACCCCGTCATACAAGAAGCTCAAGCTAAAATAGAATATCTAAAAGAAGTATGTGATACTACTAAAGAGATACTTGAGAATATTAAATGGAGACATCAAAACATAAAGAACATGATTGAATGGAGGAAGTTCACCAGCGGAATCTAATGGATACGATAACCATTCAAAAGAAGAACGAAGTCTTCTTAAATGTTCAATGTGACCCATCAATAGAAATGGAACTGTCAGAACATTTTCAGTTCTTTGTACCCGGATATAAATTTATGCCAGCCTACCGTAATAGAATGTGGGACGGTAAAATAAGATTATTTGATTCTAGAAAGAAAACATTATACACAGGACTATACAAATATTTACGTGAGTTTTGTGAAGTTAGAGATTATAACCTAGAAGTGATAGAATCACCACAATATGGTACACTAGAATCCGCCCTAGAGCCCAACATCGAGGGGCTATTATCGCAAATTTCCCTCTCTGTGAATGGAGGGGATATAACACCTAGACTATATCAGTTAGAGGGACTCTCGCACACGCTTTCGAAAGAGAAATCCTTATTGCTATCACCTACTGCTTCTGGGAAAAGTTTAATCATATATTTAGCTATAAGATATTACCTAGATGTTTTTGATGGTAATGTATTATTAATAGTACCTACGACATCATTAGTAGAGCAAATGTATTCTGATTTTGGAGACTATTCTTCTAAGGATACTTGGTCACATGAAGATAACTGTCATAGAATATATTCAGGTAAAGAAAAGTTTGAAGTAAATAAAAGAGTCTTTATATCAACATGGCAGTCAGTTTACAAATTACCACAATCTTGGTTTGCCGATTTTGGTATGGTTGTTGGAGATGAAGCACATAATTTTAAAGCAAAGTCATTGACATCTATTATGGAAAAATGTACTAATGCAAAATATCGTATAGGTACTACTGGAACATTAGATGGAACTCAAACTCATCAGTTAGTATTAGAAGGTTTGTTTGGCCCAGTATATCAAGTCACTACTACAAAAGAATTAATAGATAATGACGATTTAAGTCAGTTAGATATAAATATATTAATATTAAAATATAAAGAAGAATACTGTAAGCAGATAATAAAAGAAAAGTATCAGCAAGAGTTAGATTTTATAGTAAGATACGAGCCTCGTAATAGATTTATAAGTAATTTAGCTTTAGACCAAAAAGGTAATACATTGATACTATTTAATTATGTGGAAAAGCATGGTAAACCTTTACATGATTTATTAAGAAAAAAGATTGATGACCATACATTTTTTGCAAAGAATAGAAAACTGTTTTATGTATCAGGAGAAACAGACGTTGATACAAGAGAATCAGTCCGTGAGATTACTGAAAAAGAAAAGGACGCCATTATTGTTGCTTCCATTGGAACTTTTAGCACTGGTATTAACATTAGGAATCTACATAATATTATCTTTGCTAGTCCAAGTAAAAGTCAAATTAGAGTCCTTCAATCGATTGGACGAGGATTGAGAAAGAGCGATAATAATCAACAAACTAAAATATACGATATAGCAGATGACTTACATTGGAAATCACAAAAGAATTATACACTACAACATGCCGCTGAAAGAATTAAAATATATTCAAAAGAACGGTTTAATTACAAAATGTTTGATATAAATATATAATATGGAAATGGAAGGATTAAACATAAGACATTTTAAGCTATCGAATGGCGAAGAGATAATAGGTCTTGTCGCAGTTAAAAATGTAGATAATTATATAGTTGAAAGACCAGTAAGATTACATCCGAGTATGTTAGGTGGTATGCAGTTTACCGCTTGGTTTCCTTTCAGTGATGCAAAACAATTTAAAATAAGAATGAGCGATATTATACAACACGTTCCTGTAGCAGAGACTATCAAAGAAACGTATGTGCAATTTGCTCTTAAAATGGATAAACCTGTACAAGCAATACAGACTAAATCAGACCAGGAAATCTTAGAAGAATATGAGAACCGTCTGATTAATGAATATGCTGAAGAAGGTATACCGGACTTGGATAAGAAGCGTACTTTACATTAATTAGTATACCTCTATCCTCCGGATGACTATATTATTATATCATACTTTGGGAGATTTGTAAACGATTAATTTCACTTTTATTGAAAAAAAATATGTTTACTTTTCCTGGAAAATATGTTATAATATAATATTATGGAGATAAATTATGGCACAAAAACTAAAGCCTAGAGAAAAGCCGCATTACGTCAATAACAAAGAATTCTCTCAAGCAGTTAT